CATACATTAATTTTATGATAGCAGATCCGTAAGTCAGAGCTTCTTTTACGCCAGAACTGAACTTAATATCAATATCTTTACTTTCAATTTGCTTCGTGAGATAAACACTGGCAACATCAGCCATGCTAAGAATTTCAGGCGTGTATTTGTTTTCAAACTCCATATGAAAACGAAGATCGGAGGGAGAAAAAAGATACGCGGCTTTTCGATTAATATCCAGTTCAAGTCGATTATAAATCGCCGTAGAACCGCTTTCGGAACCTGTGAAACGCCACTGCCGAAGAGAGTTTGCCGCATCCCTGCGAATGTTCATTGTTGAAGCGCAGTCTTCACGAAGATTAAGAATCTTTTTCAGAAGACGCTCTTGATTACCTGGCAAAATCACAGAAATTATCTCCGGTGTTTTGTTTGTATCGTGCCAAGAGCAGCTACGCTGTCTTTTGCGAGATGTGAAGCACCTTGCACAATGCTTTGCGCGTTAGGAAGCGCTGAATTTCCGCCTCCCCAATAATTATGCCCCATCTGCGCCGCAGTAACTGAAACCGGGTTAACCGGAATCTTTACAGCCGAATCTCCAGCCCGGAGAGAATCTTTCATATCAGAAATGCCAAGCGACTGCTCTGCAAGTTTATATGTTTGATCCACGGATTTTGAAAGAGCACTTCCACCAATGTTAACTTTTGGAAGCTCAGCCTGCGGTTCAAACATCGGAGCTTTGCAAAGATCACAATGCGCGGGAGGTGGTTCAGCAAGTGTTCGATGGTAGAAATCAAACATCCCTTCGCAATCAGGACAGCGGTATGTGCGAACTACTGGCATGATTTTTTCGCGTCGTGAAGAAGTTTTGCGTGCGGATTAATTCCCCGAGGCGTAAAGCGTTCGGAACCTTTAAGAGTTTCAGACAGTGCACAAGAAAAATTCATCGCCTTGAGCGCTCCGCCATGCTCATATTTTTCAAACCCTTTTGGATTTTCCGCATTAAAAATTTTACTCATTTGCAGTTCCACCTTTTCAAAGAAGCCTTCGCGCGATCTGCGTTCTTCGACTTCGCTACAACACCTTTCATACGAGCGCAAAAACTTGCTTTACGCCCTGCATCTTTTGCAGATTTTGGGTTTGGAGCGGGAGCCTTCAAATGGCTCCCGTGCTCCTTATTGTATTTGGCGCGCCCTTTCGCAGTTAAACCTGCTCCGGCTTTTGTTGAAAGCTTTTCACCGCGCTTAACAGAAAGGTTTGCCATTTTTTCCAGCTTTACACAAAAAGTTTTTGTTCAATTAGGACTTTTGATTTCTTTTGCGAGTTCTTCAGAAAGGTGTTCAAACACGACGAAATCACCGCTGTTATCATTGATTCCAAGATTCGGAAGAGCGTAACCAAGAATTCCGGCAATAGCGGTAATAATGGTGTTGTCTGCGTATACATGAGCGAGCCCAGCGACAGTGCCCCCGACGATAACGCCGATTCCGTGAATTGTCGTTGGCTGGCGCAACCAAGTAAAAAACTTTTCCATGCTTACCACCCTTTATTAGTTTTGCGCTGCATACGAGCAGAGTGCTCGCGCTGAATACGTTGCCGATTAAGAAAATCGGCTATGATATTAGACGTGAAGATTTTGTTCATGTCAACGTGGCTAAGGTCTTTAGCTTCAGCTTCTGCTTTGCGGGTTTTGCCTTGCGCCTGTAGGTGCTTTCGTTCCCCGTCAATCCATCCGCGCGTGGCAAGCGCACATGCCATCACGCGATCATCCTTGGCCGACCCTTCGCCCTTGATAGATATCCCGTCTTGGACGATCTTCTTCATTTCTTCAAGGCATTCCACCGATCTAATGCGGATTTGCCCTATAGAAAAACCATCTCTAAACTGGTTAAAAATCACCAATTTGTTTGTTGCAGTTGTTTTCCAATGAAGCTGTGCGCCACCGCCCATAGAATCAGCGCGAGTGTAAAGATAATTGCGCACATTCAAAAGAACGTTTCGAATGTTTTGGTTTTCATCTTTTGGCGTAATTAAACCAGCGCTAAGCTGTGTTTTAAGATTTCTAAATTCTGTAAGAACCGCTTCGCCTGGGCCGTTAATTTCAAGAATCAGTCGTGCATTCGCGTAAAGTCCTGCAAGATGTGCGATGATCCAAGTGAACTGATAAGTTTTAATTGTGGGGGAAATAAACTCTGCAACTTGATCCATACCATCAGCGTAAACGCGGAAGACTTGAGCACAAAATCTGTCAGCTTCGTCAGAAGATCCGTAAGCAGGATCTGCGCCAATTACATAAGTTCCTGCCGGGTCCGGGTCTTCCCAAATTTTAAGCATAGAAAGTTTTGCAACACGAACCTGTTCAATACTTGTTGCAAGGAATTCTTCACCCATATGGTAACGAAAACCTTTGAACATATCTTTGATTGAAATCTTTGCGGCTTCATTCAACATCGGAAGTGAAAAGAAGCTTGCACCTGTCAGCATGAAGGCTTGTTCTTCATGCCAAGGAAGCTCCTGAGAGATGATGCTTCCTGAGTTTTCAAAGATCATGTCAGCTTCGCCTGAAGGATTTTCTTCGTGGCGATACCAAGCAAGCTGCTCCATTGTTACATCAAAGTCGTAATTTTTCTTAACAATATTAATTAATTCTTGTTCGTCTTTGTTAGGAGCTTCTGTTCCGTAGCGATCAAAAAGTTCACGCTCTTTGAATGACCTATGCGGCTGAAAAGAATAATCTTCTTTGGCCCACCAACCAATAAAAATCCCTTTCTTTGTCATATAGTCTTCTTTAGCTTCCTCCCACATGTTATGAAACATGTTGTAACCGCGAGCGGTGCTTTCGAAGACATACAGTCGCGCGGGGAATTTTGCTGCAAGTGATTTTTGCAGAGACTCCAAACCTTCTTGATCACCCCAAGATGAACATTCAGTTGCGTGCAAAAAATTGAAAGCGCGAGAACGGCCAAGACCGCCGTTTTTTCTAGTGCCTGCAACAAGATAATCGAGAGAAGAACCATTCGCAAGAACAAGATTTGATCTGTTGTGCCGTTCAACCGGAATTGAGTGGCTGTTTGGAAGGGCTTTAAGAATGCGATCAATTAAAATTCGAAGCTTATCTTTGTTACCTTCAGTGTCTGTAACAAGTCCGCCCTGAAGACCGGGAAAAAATGAAAGCCAAAAAATATCCAAAGCAATAGAAACTGTGGTAATGCCAAGCTGTCGAGCCTTCAAAACCACAAACCAATGAATGTCATTTTGCAACCCGTCAAAAACAGAATCCAAAAAAAGCCTTTGACCATAGTAAGGTTCTAATGGGGCAGGACCAAGCTCCTTCGAATCAATTACAATATTGTGCATGAACTCGTAGAAAATTTCCCGAAGTTCGGGCACCATTTCAGGCCTGAAATCATGATCCATTTTCAGCCTCGTTTAGCAAGGTGAAGATATCAGGAAGCTGCCACTTGCGGGCAAACGATTCTTCGGGAGTAAATAACCTATCGCTGCCAACTTTCAAGTTGGCTTTGCGAAAATCTAATTTTCTTCCGTTAAGATGAAAGACTCTTTTTCCTGGCGGACAATCTGTTAAGTATCTCGCAAGCAGAAGTTTCTTCAGAACGCCGTCAACTTTAACATGAGTGCAAATATCGCGGCGGTAGAATTTTTCCCCGCCGCGATAAGTTGATCTGCGCCAAATGCGCCAAACAAACAGATTAACTTTTTCTAAATCTTCTTCATCAATGATCGCAAATTCATTTCGAGAAACTTTAATCTTAACACCTTCTCCATATTGCTTTTGAATCCGCGTAATTTTACTCATGCGAAAACTTCAGCGTTGCCCGCCAAAATCTGATTTTTCTTGGCTGCGCGCAAGAAGCTCACGAAGAACTGCCGATATTTCTGGGTGCTCGGTAACAGGCATTAGTGCTTGAGACGCGGTGTTTGGAGCAATTTGCATTGCACCATTTTGCTCTAACGGTTGCCGATCTCTTGCTTGCTGAATACGTTCTGGCACTGGCAAATTTTGCGCAGGTTTTGTGTGCAATTCCGAATCATACAACCGCCCGTTAAACGTGAATGTCGGCTGACCTTGCGCACGAGCTTGCGAATATGCGTGATCAAAATCCGACATAATGTGCTGTTGAATTGCTTGCGGCGAATGAATTTGCTGTTTTCCTACTTCACCAGCTTCTCGGCGCGTTGCCATTCCGTGAGGGCCTGAAGGAGACCCAGCGGCTCGCATATCCGTGTAACCGATCGGCGGAGCATTCATAGGTATGAATTCTTTTGACTCCGGAGTTCGTTTGGAAGCCAAATACCTGCTCATAAGGGTTGTAAAAGGAAGGCTCATATTGGGAAGCGGTAAAGTGTCAGGATGTTCCCTTGTCGGTAAATACCCCGCAGAAGAATTGGAAGAGGTTTCAGGCGGCGGTGTATATTTGTGCGGATTAGCAGGCATCGCTTTTCTCCTTACGACATAGCTTCTTGGCAAACCACATTCACGCCAACAGGCGCTGCGGTTCCCGTAGTTGTAATTGCAACGGTTAGAATGTCTGGAATGTTTCCCTTGATGTTCGTGAGAACTGGAAAAAAGTTTGAAAAATCAAGGGTTTGCAAACCTGACGGCGGAGAAGCAAACGCATAAACAACTTCACCGCCCGAAAGATAATTTGCAGAGTTATCACGTTCCGCAAAAGAATACGTAGAGCCGAGAGACGATTCAGCTTGAAAGTTTGCCCCTGCAAGTCCTACCTGAGCTGTAGGCGTTGAAGCAATTAATTCCACATAACAAGTTTGTGTGGAAGAAAGAATAAGCGATTGCGGGAGTAGCTGCCCCCGATCAATCAAACCAACTGTATAAGAGCAACCAACTGTTGGTGCGTAAGGCAGTGCAAGACCTGTTACAATATCCTGAATTGTAAGCGTTGTGCTGGTATTCGCGGAAATTCTTGCAGTATATTGCGTTGAAATTACACCAGCAGTTGTTGTAATTGCGCCGACAATGTTTCCGTAACCTGTGTTAATAACAAGCGTTGTTGAGCCAACAGAAATAACCGGAAAAATGCCGTTAATAGTGCCGCTGGCCGATGTGAAGCCAGAGAGTGTTACAACGTCATTTGTTGTAAGACTGTGTGCAGCCGCTAAAGTAATTGTAACCGCTGCGCCCGAAGCTGCCGCAACAGTTGCCGCTGTTCCGGTGTTAATCTGACTTAAATTGTAAGTGCCGATACCACCAGTTGTGCCAGAAAGCTGGCCAATAATAACAACAGAAGATGAAGCTGAAAATGTGCCGCTGGTAATCGTGCCCAGCGTCATGCCGGGATAGATTGTTCCAGTAACTGCGGTGACAGTAAGTATTGAAGAGTTTACAGCAATTGAAGCTGGCGTGCCAAAAGAAACACTAGACTGCGCCGCGCTTGAAATCGTTGTCGGCGCGTTGCTTGCTGCTGCCACGCTCGGAGAATAAAATAGCGCCCTTCCGACAAGAGAAGACACATAAACAACAGTTGCCTGTGTCGTCGCAGAACCCTGCGTTGTGTTTGCATAACTTATAGTGTTTGCAGACACAGCGGTTACAACCGCAGAAGCGTTGTTAAAAGTGGAAGGAATAGCGCCTGAAACGTTGATTGTGCTTCCAACGGCGGGCATAGTTGCGGAAATAGGAACCTGAACGGTTGCAACAGATCCATTGCCCGTAATAGAGATCGAAGTAACGCTAGTGCTGAACGGAGCGCCAGAGGCTACAAGCGTTGTTGTTGTGCCTGAAGTAACCGCGCCATTCGTTGAAGTTTGCGTATAAGAACTTTGCCCCATAGCCTTCATGCGGAATGATAGCAAAGGATACCGCACTTTATTTGCAGCTACAGTTACAACAGGTGCGGCAGAGTTCAAACCATACGAATACGTGAAACCGCGCTGTTTGTCGATTGTGCCTTCAACAAGAACAGAAACGCCAAAATGGCGAAGAACAGAAGAAGCAGAAGCTGTAACATTTCGTTGTTCATATCGAACAGGAAGGTTTCCAGTCCTTGACCAAGGCAGAATTTGCACAGAACCTGTAAAAGTTCCATTACCTGTGCCGATGTTGTGCAAAATATAAGGCTCACCGTTGATAATAACACCCCAGCGCAACGCGCCTGCGCCATACCAAGCGTATTCCATCCAAATCATTTGGACAGCATTCCAATTAACGGAAGCTTTTATGTTTGCAGGATCTGTCCAATTATCATATGAAATAATTGTATCAACAGGAACACCACCTGAAGGCAACTGCGCGTCAGACCGCACAACAACATACATACCAAAAGGGTTTGTTGCTGTTGGATTTCCTTGCTGGAAAAAGATCCCGTTGGAATCATCAAAAATTCCAACGCGCTGCACCTGCCCAGTTACCGCCCCACCAAAATTAACGTTAGAGGCAAGATACAAAGCCTTACCAGGCTGATACCGATGATACGGGCGCGACTGCCGAATCGTAACATCGCCCAAAGTTGCAATCTGCATCTCCACGCCGCCAAGACCGCCAATCGGAATAATTAGCGCAGTATTTGCAGCATTTGAAGAATTCTGCCCATACGTAGTATTGTAGGTAAAAGATTCCCAACGAAGAGGCTGCACACCGTATTCAAAGTCAGCTTCAAAAATATTTTGATGCGTAGACATTTTTATACGACCATTCACATCGCGTAAACGCTGCGGAAGAATGATCTGCGAAACTTGAGGTTCAGGCGAAATGAACAACGGCGAAACCATTAAAAACTCCTGTGAGATTAGGCAGAGATACCAGCCGCAGAGATGAACAACTTATCTAATTGTTCTCCAGTCCAACCTAGTTGACTTGCTAGGGAATTTACAAGTTGCCCGTTTCTTGTGACTTCCGTTGCGTATTCCCAGGCAAGATAAGAAACGCCGCCAGCAGAAGTCAGCAAAGAGTTTATCTCATCATACAAAGTGTCAGGCCCAGAAATTGCCGGCAAAGCATGAAGAGCGGCTTTAATTTGAAACGCGGTGACGGATTCTGGAACTGAGGCGGTTTGCCCTAGCGGAACCCAACCATCAGGGGCCATGCCAGAAAATGTAGCAAACGCTCCGCTTTGCGAGCAAGGCCCGATTGTAATGCCATCACGAACCCAGCCAGTTTCGGCGTCGCCTGTAACTGTTGCGCCAAATACATCGAGAAAACTGGCCATTAGAGGTTCCCTTGGACAGTTGCGCCTGCGCCACCTGAAGCGCCTGTGCTGGTTGAGGTAGTGCCGCCTGCCGTGCCTGCCGCGTTAAACGAACCGACGGTGAATGAAGAAGCGTTTAAATTCAAAATTTGGTAGTTTCCGCCGTTACCACCTGTGCCGCCGTTGCCGCCTTTGCCTGTGCTAGCCCCGTTACCACCATTGCCACCCGTGCCGCCAGACACGTTAATTGCATTTGTAATGGTTGAACCTTGCAAGGTGCCGGCAACAATGTAAACAAAACCTCCGCCTGCGCCGCCGCCCCCTCCACCTCCTCCTGCTGTCCCTGATAACGTTGCAGTCGCAGAACCACCATTTCCGCCCAATGATTGAATAATGCTTGCAGTTGTGTTAGTGCCCCGGTTAATTACATTTGCATATATTGTAACAAAACCTCCGCCAGCGGCACCTCCGCCACCACCGCCACCAGTATTGACAGCATCTCCACCGCCACACCCGCCACCTGTTCCTCCTGACGCAGGGCCAAGAGACTGAAGACCTGCAGTAGTTGTAGTGTTTGTAATCACCCAAGGGTTTTTTGTAATTTGAGCAAAAGACAAAGATACAATTGAGGTAGGAGTAGATAATGGCCCTGCTGCTGAACCAGCTTGCGCAGTGCCACTTGTTCCTCCCGTTCCACCAGCAGCACCGTTGCCCCCTTGTAGAAACACGACTAGAGGGTTTCCGCCTGGAACTGTGCCTGTTGTGGTTGTGCCTGTAGAACCTGAGCTAGCACCCGCACCGGGAGGCAAAATGCGGCCGAGTGTTGCTGCACCAGCACTTGCACCTGTTGATGTTGTAGCATTTCCGCCAGAATTTCCGTTATTGTTAATGGCGGCAGCGCCTGCTGCTGAAATGTCCAAAGTCCCAGAGACAAAAATATTAAAATTATTTGTTTTAATTACACCTGGGCTAGAAATTGTTAAATTGGTATATTGCATATCTCGCGTAAGCGTTGTTGTTCCAGACGAAATTGTAACATTTCCATCTGAACCTGTGCCGAAAAGGGGTGCCCCAGAGTAAGGCGAAGCTACGTTACCCCAAGCTGGAGCCGCGCTGCTGCCAGCTGTAATGAGCGCCTGCCCGGCAGTGCCAAAGCCAACGGTGCCGGAATTAGCCAGCGTCGTGCCAAGGTTTGTTGTGAACCCCAACGCGCCAGAAGCATTTAGAACATGCGCGTTGTTTGGGGTTGCGCCCCACGGGAAATACAGTTTGTAACCGTTGCCAGAACCAACCGAGATATCGCCATCGTGCCCGGAAAAATACACGCCGTTGTTTAGCGAGAAGAAATCGCTTGGCGTGCCCGATGAAAACGCGGAGGAATTAATACCAAACTCGCCATAGTATGTGGAGTCTGTGCCGTTGTTTGAGGACACAACGTAGTTTGAACTTGCGCCAGAAGTCGCCGATTTATTTTGAATGATATCTTGCACATAGCTGTTGGCGATAGAATCGCCTTTTGCAACTGACGTGTTTGAGGCGTTAAAACTAAGTGTTGGCGTGGTGC